GAGCCCCCGAAGCGGTCGCACTGGGGCGAGTTTCGCCGGTCTGGCTACGCCAAGCGGGCGCCCTGCTGGGTGACCCTCACGCCCATCGGTCGGCCGGTTGAATGGCTCCGCGACATCATCAGCGGCAACCCTCAGCAAGGACATGCAGCACTCGAACTGGACTGGTTCGAGCTCGTCGGCAAGCTGGACCGCGAGCATTGCCCGCACCGCTCACAGCAGAGCATTGACGAGCAGGTAGCCGAGACCGATGCCCTCGACCGTGCGCAGCGCATTGAAGCCCGGTGGGAGGGCTTTAGCATCGCCCGCAGAGTACCGGGCTTTTCAGAAATCAACATTATCGACGATGAGGAGATCGAAGCGGTTCAGATCGAGGAGATCGGCTGGGGAGTGGACTGGGGAGAGATCGTCGGCAACACCATCCACTATCTGGTGGGCTGGACCGGCTCCGCTGCCTACGTGCTCGGTGAATGGTCGCCAGACTCCCGCATGACCGAGGCCGAGGAGGCGCGCGCGCTCCGCTCTGAGCTGCTCCTGCCTTGGGGCGTGGATTTCGATCAGATCAGCACCGCCCGCGGGGATAGCAACTCAGCCGGGCGCCGTGGTATTGCAACTTCAGTCAATTCGCTGATGGATCGGGCAGTCGCCCGCGAGCTTGGCAGACCTCGCAGCCCTTGCCAGCTTCGCCCACCATACAAAGGGCCGGGCAGCGTCAAAGCACGCGCCCGCATCCTGTCCAGCGCGTGCATCGAGGGCCGTCTATACGTGCATCAGTCCTGCCAGCGGTTGATCCACACGCTGCGGCACTGGATGGGCTCAAACAATGATTTGAAACACCCATTCGATGCCGCGGGCTACATACTGGAGCACTATTTGTCCCCGGTGACCCGATCCGGCACAACTCAGACCCTGGTGAGATGATGAGCAGCTATTACGGCGACCTGAGCAGATCCCCACGAGTTCAAGAGCAGCTACTTCGAGACCGGCTGCTGAGGGGGCAACATGAACCAGATGTGGAGCGGGAGATTCAGAAGGACTACGCGCCCGAGATTGCCGCAGAGCTCCAAATTAATCCCGACGTGTCAGACAACCTCTTTCTGATGACCATGAATCAGCTCGCGGTGTCCTATGACCACACGCCGACCGTTCAGGCCGAGGGCATCACCGACGCCGATGATCTGGCGCCCATCATTCCGCCAAAGCTGTGGCCGCTGTGCCAAGAGCGCGACCTCGTTCAGCGCGGCATCCGTGAGTGCTTCATGCGCGTCGACTGGTCAACCGAGGAGGGTACCGAGGCCGTGAGCTATCGCGTGGTCAGCCCTGGCTACGTCATCAAGGCAGAGGCCAACGCGAGCCAGCCTGACCGCCCTGTGTGCCTCACCGAGTACCGGCTGAGGATGCGCGATGGTGAGCAGCGCGAGACCTTCGAGACATGGGATATCCGAGACCCTGCCGCACCGGTCTTCATGATCGAGGAGGAGATTGACGGCGAGCGGGTGGACATGACCGCGACGTATACCGACTCTGACGAGTACCCGTACACCGACGAGGACGGCGCCCCGATCCTGCCGTATGTGCTCTACCATGCCCGCCTCCAGGACCGGCTCTTTGACTTCATGTGCGGTGTCGAGCTGGTCCGCGGCACGCTGCGCCTGTGCGTCGGCTGGACGAGTTGGTGGGACAGCTACAACAACGCCGCGTCGCCCCAGCGGATCACCATCGACCTGCAACCGCCCGCAGGCACCGCCCGCACCTTGGCAGGCTCACAGAACGTCGAGACCATCACGACCTCGCCCAAAACCATCCTCAAATTTGAGAGCACCAGGGACAGCGCTGGACGGATCGACACGTACCCGCCTGGGATGGCTCCGATGGAGGGCGTGGAAGCGCTCAGAGCCTACGGTGAGCGCCTCGCTGTCTATGCTGGACTTAACCCCGGCGACCTCATCGCCAGCGGATCACCTCAGAGCGGCATCAGCATCGTGGTGAGCCGGGATGGACAGCGACGGGCACAGCAGAAGGCCGAGCCGGTCAACCGTGACGGTGATGCTCAGCTCCTCGCCACCGCTGCGAGGCTTGCGAATGCCTACGGCGGCGCCTCCCTGCCTACCGATGAACGTGCCTACAGCATCCAGTATGCTCAGCTTGGCCTCAGCCAGCAGGAGCGGAAGATCCAGATCGAGAACCTCCAGAACGAGACCGCGCTTGGCCTTGTCTCGCGTGTCACGATGGCCCGCCGCCTCAACCCCGGCATTGACTCAGACGAGGAGGCCATCGGCTTCCTCGTGGATCAGCAGCTACAGGAGCAGCGACTTGCCGAGGCGCTCGCAGAGACCACCGAGCCAGAGGAAGACATTCCCGGCGCCGTGGCTGAGATCGGCGCCGCTCGTGAGATGTTGCGCGGTGGTGCGGTTGATGTGGCCGCGCTTGATGAAGCGCTGCTGGCCATCCTTGCCGAGCTCGGCGGCGAAGACGACCAGCCCGCCATTGAGGACCGGGAGGAGTAGATGGCCGAGTCATACCGACCACCCGCGGCAGTCGCCAGCGCAGCACGTAGAGCGCTCGACATCCGAGCCAAGCAGCCGCCATCAAGGCGAGCAGGAACCGCGGTCGGCGTTCGTCGCGCTGCCCAGCTCGCAGCCCGTCAACAGGTCAGCATTGACACGATCAAGCGCATGGTCTCGTTTTTCGCGAGGCATGGCGCATCGCCTGGAAGCGCCGCAGCAAGACGCGACCAGAACAGCAAAGCGGCGCAGGCCTGGGGATTGTGGGGCGGCAACGCTGGCCGTTCCTGGGCTCGCCGCATCCTCAAACAGCAGGAGCCCCAACCATGAGCGACGAGACAACCACGACACCGGCACCCGAGCCGGTAGCACCCTCCCCTGACACGTCAGACCTCCGCGCACAGCTCCGCGCTGTGTCTGCCGAGCGTTCGCGCCTAGCCGGTGAGCTCAAGACGGCACAAGAGCAGGCCGCGAAGTTCCAGGCTGACCTCAAGAGCAGCACCACTCGCCACACCCAAGACATGCACCTCGTGGGCGCTGGCATCACCAGCAAGCGAGGACGCCGCGCCATCCGTCGCGAGTATGCCGACGCGCTGAGCGAGGTCTCAGAGGGCAGCGAGGCGCCTGCCTTCGGTGCTTTCGTCGATGACCTCAAGGACGACCCGCTCTATGGGCGGTGGTTTTCCACAGCTGTGGATAAGCCTGTGGAAAACGCTGCAGCGCCTGTGGATAAACCCAAGACCAAGCGCAAGCCAGCCAGCAACCCCAACGCGGGCACGACCGCACCGAAGCCGCCAGATGGTGTGGTGGATGAAAAGAGCTACGCCAACAGCCGCAAGCAGCTTGGCAGGCGCGGCGCTCTGGGTGCAAACATGGAGGCCCTCGTTAAACAGGGCAACGTGCATCCTGACGTGCTCGCCCGCTTGAAATCTAAGGGCTACATCTCTTGACGCTGCTATAGTGGCTGTATCTCGGTTGACTGTCCGGTATCAGTCCCTCGCATGTCCAGCGGTACGGACGACAGAACCCCAACCAACCGAGATAAAATCATGGCTTCAGTCTCCCAGTCGGGACTCACCACCAATGGCGGTCTTGTCGCTGCCGTTCTCTCTGACCTCATCCTTGAGCAGCTCTATGATCCGACGGATCTCTCTGCTCTGATGACGTTTGTCCCGTTCGGCTCCGATGGCTCTGGCGCCATGGATGTGACCCAGGACGCCGTTCCGGGTGCCTTCGCTGCTCGCACCAATGAGACCACTGGCGGCATCTCTGACAGCACCTATGCGACCGAGAAGTTCTCTCTGACCCCGGTGGGCTACTCGCGCAAGTACTCCATGACGGACCTGGTTCCCATCTCTGGCGGACCCATTCAGATCGACCGAGTCGCTGCCAACCTCACCGCTGGCGTCGCGCTCACCCTCACCGATCTGCTGTGCGCGCTGTTCCCCGCCATCGCAACGACTGCCAGCCCCGGCTCTGGCGTTGCTCTCGACGTCAGCACCATGTACGACGCCCAGTTCGCGCTCAACACCTCCTCGGTTAGCGGCCCTTTCGCGGCGGTCCTCTCCCCCAAGCAGATCAACAACTTCCAGGCCAGCCTTCGCGCCGAGGCCGGTGCTGTTCAGTTCGTCCCTGCTACCGCTGACCTGCTCGCTCTGCGCGGTCCGGGATTCAAGGGCACCTGGAACGGTGTGCAGCTCTTTCAGAGTGACTCTGTGACGGCCTCGGGTGGCAACGCTCTCGGCTGCATGTTCGGCGCTGGTGCATTCGCGTACACCCTCGCCAACGCCCAGCTCGCCGCGGGCATGATTCCTCCTGGTCTGCTCTACATGGCAAACGCCGCCATGACCATCGAGATGTCCCGCGATCAGTCCGCGTTCGTTACCTCGCTCATCGCCTCGATCTTCCCGAGCGTTGTTGAGGCCGAAGATCTGCGCGCCTGCCAGATCATCAGCGACGAGTAAGACCCCCACAACAACCACCCCAGAGGTTGCCATCATGAAGAAGTCCCA